GTATGTGATATAGCACCAAATACCGCACCAGATACAGCATCTGCCAAGTCTTTAGATTTCTTTCGGGGGTGATCAACACGGTTCCCCTTCATAATCTTTAACTCAGACATTTCCTCTAGCAATAAAGGAATCATTGGAAGTGCTACACGCTCTTCATAAATCATCATTGCTAAATCTTCATAATGTTTTTTGGCAACAGAAACGGTTTCGGTTCTTACTCCAACAGCCTGTAACTCATTTTGAATATCAAATGACTGCCATCGGTCAAAAGAAACCATGCCTAGGTTAAAACCTTGTCTGCGTAAATTCATAATCCATTGCTTTACTTCCGAAAGGTTAACTGGACCTTCAGCCTTTGGCTCCCACCAGGCAACGGCATCTACAATAACCATTGGAGCAACCTGTTCATAGTCTTTAATAACTTGAATATTAACCCACTTATCAACATGTGCAATAGCAATAGCACACTTATCGTGTTTTTGTGCAAGGTCAGCATGTAGGTAATAAACTTTATCTGGGTCTGGCTTAAATGATTCATCAAACCTTCTAAACTGATCTAGTGGATTTCTAAGGGTCATTACCCTTTCAAGTTTTGTTCTATCTTTAAAGAATGCATCAGAAGCATATGTAGGCATGCATGCAAATCGCATCATGGCATCACCAAGGTCTGTATAAAATGCAATCTTAAAATCATCAATCTTTCTAGTAGGATTTACTTCCCAAGTAGGTTTTTTAAATGCCAATACTTTTGGTATCTTGTATGAAATGATTGTGTCTTCGTCCCACGAAATCTCAAACCTATTACCTGGATCATCATGTGGCAGATCTGGGTTCATAATAAAAGTATGTTTTTTTTCTACAGTTTCTTTTTCAGCAATTACAGATTCATATTTTTGTGAAATAAAGTCACCCTGATAACGGGGGAATGAAAGCAAAACAACCTTACCTAAGTCAGGAAAACGAGAGTCTACAGTACCACGAAAAGCCTTATATATGTTCTCTGCAGTTTTACCCTGCTCATTACCAGTACCAACCTCTGATGCAAAACCAGAAATTTCATCAAGCACAGCCATGAATAAGTTTAAACCTTCATGTGATTCACGTTCTGAGTGACCAGAATAAACAGTTACAGATTTATCAAAGTCTATAGAGTCTGCCTTAGCATTATACTTACCTGCAAACCATGGTGAGCGCTCAATCTTGCTTTTAAATCCTTTAAAGAATACGTTCTTAGCCTGCTGAGCGTTAATAGCAACGTTAATAATATCAATAGCATCTCCTGCAGGCTTGCCATAATAAACAGCAGGGTCTTTAAGGCATAGAAGTTTGTATACTGTATATGCACAGGCTACAGTTGATACAAAGTCTTTTCCAGATCCCTTGCCAAGTTGCAGAATAATCTCATTCTTTGTGTATTTGTTAAAATATTTTGCGCCTTCTACTGGCCCATATAGTTCTTCAAGATCTTCTTTTCGATAGATCTGGCTCATCGCTTCAACAATGTCGTATTGAATATTTGAAAGGGTTGGTTGTCCAAGATAGTCTGGAGACTCAACAAATGTCTTTGCGTCAACAGGCTTTTCAATAAAATGATTTTCTTTTAAAACCTCAAGAAACTCATTGAACATCGTGGACAACTGTAATCACTTCTCCTTCTCTGGCAATTGCAGATAGGCGTTGCATAATAATATCTCTAACTTCTGGGTGTTCTGAAGCAATGTCTCTAAGTATTCCAACAAGAACCTCTTGCCTGCGTTCAATCTCAACCATTTCTTCTGCAAGTTCTTTATTCTCAAGAAGACCAGCCTTCTGTAGCATATCAATTCTCTTTGATTCAATGTCCATAACAAGTTTAATAGCGGCAGTCTTTGCACTAAGATTGTTTGTCATTGATGCTTCATCAATAACTTCGTATGACTTAGATATAAGTTTTGTGTAGTGTGTATCTGCTCCAACAAGTGCTTCCTTGGCACGAGCACGAATAGCAGAATTATCAGAAGCCATCGCCTTCCACTCATTGATTAGAGTTACAACACGGGTACGTGGAATATCTAATTCTTTAGAAATTACAGTTGGGTCATTTCCTTTTAGGTATTCTGCAACAACGGTATTTATTTGGTCAAGATGTTTTACTAAATCCTCTTCAGTTGACATACTTGCCCTCTAGTCTATTGATTTCATCCTTGATATAAAAGATTGCTTTTTCAAGATCTTGAATTGTTTTTGACTCATCTTTAAGTCCTGCTCTCCACAAATACTTAAAAGCATTTCCAATATTAAAATTACGATGACGTGTAATTTCTATACACTCAACTCCAGAAGGATCTGTTGTATAATGTTGTGGATGATTTACTTGGTCAACAGTAATTGTTAGATTATCACTCATCGTCATCTTCCCAATCAAGTACTTCTGGCATACCACGAAGGGCTGTTACTACATAGGTAATACCTACTGCACCAGCAACACCTAAACCAACTATAACTTTTTGTAATTTATTCATCGTCTTGACTTCCTTAATCCAAATTTAGCAAGGTATACATAGATTGTCTCTACGCTAGACCCACATTCTTTAGCAATATCTTCTGGAGATTTTTTGTCCATTAGATAACGCTTGCGTAACCACACTTCTGATGTATAAAGTTTACCACTCATAGTACTATTTGTCAACTCCTATAGCCTTTGTCCAATTAGATAGAGCCCAATGCCCAATACCGCAAGCATCTGCAACATCATTGTCCGTAATCTGTCTATCATAAATAGTATTAATAAACTTAATAGTTCTTTCTTTTCTTAGGTTTCTTTCGTATGACTTATACCAAGATACAGATTTACCAGGGTTAGCAGAGCGAATTACTAACTGCTCTTCTTTAGATATCTTCTTGTTACCAATAAAGTTTTGCCATGTAATTGGGGATACCTTACCAATTACTTCTGTTCCTGACTGCCCTGCTGAACCCAAAATTGCACCTTGAACAAGAGCAAGATCGGCAGCAGTTTTAGGGCTATTCATAAAAACTGTATGCTCAATTATAATTGCCTTAAATCCACCATAGTAATCAAAAAAGGCTTTTACTTTTTTACCAGAATCCATGACTTTTTGATATATGTCATCTCCTTCAAAGTTAATCTTTCCAACTGTTTCAAGGTTGCTTTGCTTAGTATCAAATAGTGCAAAAGCAAGGCTATTCGTACTGGCATCAATAGCACAAATAGTGTTTGGCATTAAAGGAACGCCCCACTTACTCTTGTTCATACTCTATAAACCCCTTTAATTCTTTTAACATTTTTGCTACCTGCTTCGCACTTACATTACAATTAGCGCAAAAACCAGAGTCGTTATAGATTGATAGAGATGTGTCGCATCCACCTAGACATTTACGAACCTTTCCGATTCTTTTTTGTCTTCGTGTTGCTTGGTATCTTTCAGCAATCTTGTCTCTTGTAGCCTCTTCTCTACAAAGTTCACTGCAATATACTTGATAACTTACTCTTGGAAGAAAGTATGTATCACATCTACTACATAGTTTCACTCAGTTCCTCCAGAGAAGCAATCTTTATACTTCCCGTGCCTGCCTCTGCACACGCTGCCTTTACTGGGCATGTCTTACAAATTTTTGAGTTATTGCGATAATTTTTAGTAGGCAAGGTTTGATCGGTCCATGCTTGACGAACTTCCCGCATCCAATTAAATGCACCCTCAACCCATTGGCGATAGTTGTCATTAACCTGAATAGGAATAATCATAAGGTCATGAGTATTTTTGTTCTCATAAATTAGTGCACCCTTTTGCTTGCCAAAGATTTTCATATAAATAAGTAACTGAACTAAGTGACCAGACTTTGGTTTATTTGTTCTCTTTCTATATTCAAAACCCTCGTTCATCATTGTCTTGATTTCTCCAAGGATTTCTTCACCCTCCCAATTAAGCATTACGTCTCCGTAACCAAAAATTGGAGGATCATTATAAATTACCTTAAACTCTGTGGTTGTTTCGCCTTTATCATTAATGTAAGGAACCCCTACACCAGAATTAAGCATAGCCTTTTGAATTCTATCGTGTCCCATGGTTCCAGCACTCATATTAGCAGCACCATAGGCATCTGTATAGTCGTCAAATATCGCACCATTAAATGCTAAGAACCAATACCTTGGACATTGCCCATGTTGGTATGCAATTGTTGATGGAGCAAAAGACTTTTTCTTTGTGTGCTTTGGTCCTCGATCTGTTACATATCCAGATTGTATTTTTTGTACCATTTCTTCTGCATTAAAAATATCATTCTGTTTAGACATAACCTCTTTGTGCTCTGACTCTTTTAACATAACCTGCTGTAGTAAATTTTTTGTCATTTTATTCCCTTGTTTATATAAGTATATCAGGTTAGCGCATAATATATTTGAGTGCTGACACCAAGTTGTTTACTGCTTCTGCAGCAGTGTAATATATGTTCTTTTTGGCTCTATTGTTTTTATCAACATTAGCCATCCATGTAGCCTTAAGTGCCAACTTGCCTGCAATTGCTTGAAGTCTAACTATTTCAATTGCTGCTACTGGCATAGGAATATCTGGTTTAATAATTAACTTAGCAATCATTGTCAATGCTGTAGTCAATTCTTCATCTTCCATAAATTCTGCTATCTCTGCCAAACCATTAATCTGATCAAGCGTTGTTGTATCTGACATGTTATTCCCCCTCTATTAACTGTTCTAGCATATCTAATTCAATTATAGCAAGTCTAACCTTTTGAGTCCCCTCGCCGAGCACAATAATCAAAGCAGGATCCATGCTTTTCTTAAGTGCATCTGTGACTGTCTTAGCCCATACATCTTGATTAAGAGTAAAAGATTTAGAGCATTCTTTAAAATCAACTACAAAGTTATGCCAAGAGGCATCTCCCTTAGTATTATTTCTACCAGAATTCTTATGCTGTTTAGCACCAATTCTTTTAGACTCTGATCTCTCACTCATCTGGGAAATCACTTCTCTTCTTTTTCTTAGGAACTAATTCTACCTTGCTCATATGTTTTTTACTACACATCCACGTAGTATCACCAGACTCAGGCCAGAACCTCAAAGATACAACTTCTTCATGACATTTTTTACATGGAAACTTTCCAGAAAAAACTCTAAAGTCTTTATCAGCCATTAATGAGTTTACTCTTTAAACTTTCTTGCAAGTCAAGATCTTCTTTAACACGAGAAATAAATCCTTCTCTGCCTTGAACTTTTGTTCCATCTTCAAGTTGATACCAAGCGCCAGTTCTATTTACAAGTCCTGCTGCTTCTGCTGTATCTACAAGGTCGCCGATAGAGTCAATACCTACTTCATTTCCTCTAAAATAAAAGTCATACTCGCCTGATTGAAATCCTGGAGAAGTCTTGGAGAACTGCAGTTCCCAACGAATCTTTCTGCCAACCTTTTCTTCAATCAACTTATCACCAATCTTAATCTTGCCTTTAATTGCTTGATTGTCAGACTCTGAAGAGAACAGTTTAATGACTGTTGACGAGTAAAATTTTGTAGCCTGCCCACCTGTTGGTTGCTGACTTGTATACATTGCACTAATGTTATTTCGTGATTGAGATATTAAAACAAAAAGTGTAGGCTTAACCTTATTGTTAGAATAGTTAATCATTTTCCATGCATTGCTAAAGTCACGAGACTCTGCGCCTATTTGTTTTGTATTTTCTAGTTGCTTAAGTTCATCTGAATCTTTTTCAAAGTAAATTGCTGGTAGCAAAGATGTGATTGAATCAACAACAACAATATCAACGCCAGCGTTAATTAGATTTGTTCCTACATCAACCATCTCATTAATTGTACGAGCCTGGGAGTAAATCAACTTAGATGAGTCTACACCAAGACGCTCTGCCCAAACCTTATCATATGACATTTCTGCATCAATCCAAGCACATATCTTTCCTTCTTTCTGTGCTAGACCTATCATCTGAAGGCATAGAGAGGACTTTGCAGAGGACTTTGAGCCCCAGACAAGTACTTGCCTACCATAAGGTAGTCCACCCGCTAGAGCACGGTTTAATCCAAAACTTGGAGTTTCTGCATACTCTGTTGGTGGAACTGAATCTCCAACCATAATGGTCTTACGCAACTTAGGGTTAAGTTGTGCTAATACTTCTTCCATTGTTACTGA